TTGACAATGCGCTCATCCAGATTGCCGCCGTTCTCGTGTCGTATGGGGATGTAACCCTTCCAGCCGTCCACTGCTATGGCATAGCCCACAACCTCGCCGTCACCCGTGGGCCATCCCGGTCCATTGGATTTGAGGTTAGGGTCTTTTGTCTCAACGTCGATGGCTATCTGCTTGGCGTCAAATATGTCAGGTAGCTCTGCCGGTGGCACCCACTCTGAAACGGGTACGTCTTGATGAATGGTCAGGTTCATTAGTCCTCGCCTCCTAAAGCACCATAGCCGCATATATCTATCCAGCTATCCTCATGTTCCGGCGTCACTATAAGACGTGCCAGCTTGACGGCAACCATGCACTGGTAAACCTGAGACACAGATACGTCCTTGTCCAACAGGACAGACCATATTTTGGCAATGCGCTCATGGTTGTCATGTGCATCGCCGTAATCTTGGGCCCGTGGTCCGTTGACTAGGCTCTCTGCCTTTTCAAGTATCTCTTTGCGGTTCATTGTCTAGCTTTCTGTAAAAGTAAGGTTCCGCGATACAACCCCTGTAGTTCTCACGATACGGAGGACGCTGCAAACAGTTCTCGCACACATCCCCCTGCTCCACTGACTTTAGCCGATCATAGTGAGTATTCCACTTGTGCCCACAGATATCACATAAAAAGAAAGCTTCGTACTTCATATCAGATCATAACTCTTTGCTAGGTCCTGCGGCTCCACAAGATACAGGTTCTCCTTGGCACGGGTAACCCCCACATAGAATACGCGGTGCGTGTCATCAGGGTCTTTTCTAAACGCTTCTTCTGATGCCGTTGACAGGTCCGTGAACAGCACGACGTTGTCCGCCTCTCCGCCCTTTGACCCGTGGATCGTGGACACCTTGATGCGGGGCTCTGCATTGAACTTTTCTCCGCGGCGCAGTAACGCTGTTATATACGCCCGTTCTGCTGACGGTAGATTGTCCATCGCCTCATGCCATATGCAGTCACGAATGTCAGACTCCAGCCAAGCTGTACCTACTATGTGTACCAACTCCATGAGCCCGTGGTCCGCGATTAGCTGGTCAAGCGTCACCATGTCCTCATCACCAAGTGCGGGCAGCTTTTTAAAGCCGCGCTTCAGTCTGTCTTTGGTAGACATATAGCTGTAGATAGTGCGAGCCACTGCGCCGGTTACCTCACGGCCTTTGCGTAGCTGCTCCCAGCCGTTGACGGCCTCGCTTACCTTTTCGGATATGGACCGTGTTCCGCGGTAGTCAAACAGGTAGCCGTCTGTCTTGAGCTCTGTTGCTACGGGGGCCAGCATATAACCGGCTTGCGCCAGTATCAGCCAAGTGCCTTCGCTCATGTCCAACTCGTTCACGGCATATATGTTACGAACAGTGCCCATGAAGTCTCTGGCTTTGTAAGTTTTAGGGTAACGACGGTGTATCCGGCTGGCTACCTTGCGAGCTAGGAAGTGAACGGCTTTGGGTATGCGGTAGGACTGTGACAGGGTTTCGGATGCGCCCTCAAGATTGATAAATTGATCAACGTCCGCACCCGCCCAGCGGTAGATAGCCTGATCGTCGTCACCCGCGCAATACATACGGTCTGACTTGGCGTCCAGTGCGTGAGCTATGTCCCACTGCAAAGCGGACAGATCCTGCGCTTCATCCAGAAACGTCAGGGCAAAGCGAGGGCAGTAGTGCTCTGCACCTTTTGCAAACTGCTCCAGCATGTCGGTGAAGTCGTACACCTCGTTCTGCTTTTTATATTCAAGCAGGGACTTGGCGACATAGCTTACAGTGTTCCAAGACTCTTCGATGTCTGTCTCGTTATACTGATCACGCAAGTCTACCTTGCGAAGCCGCGCCAGATTGATGACGCCCAGTATGGGGTCATTAGCTTTTACTATACTGGGGATGTCGTCGTTGTAATCTATGCGTTTGTCTGTCGATAGCTCAAAGCCCATGATCTGGCTAAGTTCTTTGTAATGCTCCTTCTGCATGACTTGGTCTGTGCGTATGTCGCTCATGGCAAGAGACATACTATGCAGGGTGCGAAAGAAGGGTAGCTCCTTCGGGTCTAGGTTGAACTTTGCCGCCGCTCTGTCCCGCGCTTCTTCTGCGGCTTTACGGGTAAACGAGAAGAACCCTATCTGGTTTGGCAGTACGCCCGCACCAAGAGCCTTCTCCACCTGATTTATCAACGTGGTGGTCTTGCCTGTTCCGGGCGGTCCAAAGTACCTAAACATCTTCTTCGTACAGTTCTTCTATACCGGACATGGCTTTTATGAAGATAGGGGTTTTGTCTCCCACCCATGACCCCAGCGTATTGAACCAGAAAAACTCCACGGCATCATCGTAATCCATGCCGTCTCGCTCACAAAGAATGGCTATACACTTGTCATAGTCGTAGGCCACCACGTCTTCTTGACAGGCTCTGTGTGCCACACCAACAAACGCTTTTTCAAATCCATCAGCTAATAACATTAGAAAGGCACCTCCGTTGTCTCAAAATCTTTTAACGTAATGTCTACATCTGCATTGTCGAAAGCAGGTATCTCCCAAACTTTTACGACTCTTCCTTTAATTCTCATGGGTATGCTTTTACCCTCTATGTCCCGAAGCCGTTGTGCTATACGGTGTGATTTGTATTCAAAAAACTTGTTCTTCTTCAAGAAGCTTTCAAAGTCCCTTAACCGAAAATAGGTTTTGCCTGACTCTTCGTCTGTCCACGGCTTGCGGAGCAAGATTTCTTCACGGTCTTTTGCTTGCTGTAAGTGACGACAAAACTCTTCCAAATAGTCGTAGAACTGTCCGCTGACACTTGCGTCTTCTGACACCTCCATGATGGCAGACTCGTTGTCCCGCATCTCTGTCATCATTGCAGAGATGCGCCCCTCCCAGACTACCTTGCTAACAGTACGAGGCATGAAGCTGAGTTGCTCCATACAAGCCTTTTGAAACGCGGGCTGAGACAACAGGGCCTCTGTGTCTAGCTCCAACGGCTCACCGTTTACATCCATGAACCACACAGGCGGGTTGGAGTTGTACTTTCTGAGGTTTGCTACGATAGCCCCTTGAACCGCGGCACCTATGCCGTGCTTACGGGTCATGCAGAGTTCTTTGTTACAATGTGTAACAATAGGCGCATCGCTACAACGGTAAGCGTAGTCCTTCTTCTCAAGCTGTTTGGCTATTATGTTGATCTCGTTCAACGGCAAAGGTGGCGACAGAAACTCGTTGTTGTATCGCAACAACTCTGTGTCCCAGCTATCCGGAAACGCTTTGCGAAGATACACACCTATGTTGAACAGGCCGTTGTTGCGCCCGCCCTCGCTTATGAGTTCCTTACACAGATGCTGTAAACACGGCGGACCGTCACGCATGACGATTGCGCTCTTATCGCTGTCCGATAGCTGTAGCTTCATCACCTCTTCAGGTGTCTGCTTATACTTTTCGTACTGAGCGATAAACTCATCCAGCGTGATGCTGACGCCCTTGTCATCAAAGCCGTAGCGCAACCCGTCTTCAGCATCGTAGTAGGGTAGGTTTAGAAAATTACCTACATCGCCACGATCCAGATGCAACTTGACCTGCTTTGGGAATATCTCACTGCCACCGTAGCCAAGTGCCGCCGACACCTGTTGCAGCGTGGCTTGCATATCCTTGGCGTCTATCCACTCTGTGGTAAACAAGAAGCAGTGCGCCCCGCCCGATTTGGAACGGGTCACAACTAACGGAAGCTTGAGCTTCCTGATCTTCTGTATCAACAGCTTGTGGTCTAACGGATACTGATCTACGTCGATACAGCCCCAGACGCACTTGTTCTGCTCGTTAATCGGAATGATACCAATGGACTGACCCTTACCCGACAGGTGGCCTTGCCATAGTTCCGTGGTCCGTGGTTCGCGTAGAATAGCTGCCTTACCGGAGTTCTTCCCATTCGATTGGGTTTTCTCAATCTTGTAAGTGCCATACGCCGCCTCAAGGCCGCGGAATATCTCCTGAAATTTTTCTACAGACATGTTTGCCCCCCAAAGGATGAGGTGGCAAGGGAGCAGCAGCCAGACCCCTTACCACCTCAACTGCTTAGAACGGTGTATCGCCATCTTCTTCTTGGTTTGCGGCGTTATCGTCCGAATGCTTCACGACAACATCACCTGTTGTCACGCTTTGGGCAAACGTCTTGGCCTGTCCGTACACACCAGCGTCCGACACTGGTCCTTCAAGGCTCATCTCCCACCCGTGCCAGCTTCCTTTGCTGTTTTCCTCTGACACGGTCTTCAAGTTGTAAATGTGACTGAAACGTGGCGGGGTAAACGGGCCATTCTTGCCCTGCATTACCCGTGACGATATCATGCTGTTCCACTTACGGCTCTTTTTCAACTGCGTAGACTTCATTGCAATCAAAGCCGTTTCGGAAGAACCGTCCTCGTTCATCACAATGACAAAGTGCTGGTGGGTTTCTTCGATATACTC